TGCCTTCGTTCCTCACGGGTGTATTCTTTTTCTCCTTCAGTTACGATATCTTCATCTTCGTGCATCCTTGCCCACTTTTTTGCAGATAATGCTTCTTGCTTTAACTGCTCAATATCTTGCAAGTTTTGTGCCTCCTGAATGGTAGGGTTTTCCTCTACTTTCTTATCTAACTGCATAGATTGGACTTGTGCAGTTAATGCTTCAACTGCCTCTTCCGCACTTTTACTTCGTGCAGTCAAGCGTCCTATCTGTTTAAGGAGTTTCTGAACACTCTTAGGTTGTTTGTCGTCATCACCTTGATCAGAATCCTCATCGGATTCTTCTTCAGGTTCTGACTCCTGAGTTTCATCATTCGACTGAGAAAGAACTTCTTCTGATTCCGTTGGTTCGTCTTCTGTTAATTCAGTAGACTCCTCAACTTCTTCAGTAGATTCGCCACCTAAATAATTAAGTAGATCATCTTGAGTTAGGTTTCCTGTTTGTTCTTCTGTTGCGTTTTCATTGTCTGCAACCTCGACTATATTTGATTCATTCATATCTGCATTTTGTAAGTTGCATTCTTATTTAGTTCTGCAGAAGTTACCTCCTGCCAATACGAGCATTATACTCAAAAATTTTTTTATTTAGACTGACTCTTTTTCGATGCATTCGATCAATCTTCTTCAGGATCAAAGTCTGCCTCAAATTCAACAACTTCTTCGTCCAACCATTTATTAACTGCCTTGTATACTGCTTTAGCGATCTGAACATCTTCGAGATCGCATTCTTCACTCCAACGATTAAGCAATGCCTTTGTTTCATTTTTAATTTGTTTTTTGACTCCGGCACTCATTGATTTGATCGAGTATTGTACTCATGGCACTAATACCCCCTGCGAGGTATGCTAAGATTTGAGGGTTTTCGGCATTTTGAATATTTGCCAAGTCTCTAACATGATCATCTTTCCATTGCTTCATGATCTTGGTGATGTACTCAAATGATTCATTACCCTCTAGTTTTAAAACTGCTTCTTCTAATGTCATGATGCTGATGTGGGTGGAGCATTGCCTGCAGGTGCTCCCATTCTGCCTGTTAGTGCGTTTTTGCGTTGTTGCTCTTGATGCTGAAGCATCTTCATATAGTTATCTATTCGTGCTTTAAATTGCTCGTCCGATTGATACCTATTTTGAACATCGGTTGCAGGTATTTCTTCAGTTCCTTGGAGGAAGTTGTTAATGATGCCCATACGCATTTGAACATTTGCATTTTGCGGAGCATTAACGACTTGCCCGGAAGCAATCTTTGCGAGGTCTGCACTTGTTTCTTCTGCCTCCTTTTCTGATGCCTCCTGCTTTGGCATAATCAATCGATCTGCCAAAGTCGGATCGATGCTTTCTGCAAACAATTTAAGGAACTCGTCATATCGCCCAACACCTTCCCTGTCGAATTGACCAAAGATGTCACCTAATGTTTTTAGTCGCTCAAGACTTTGTGCCTGATCGAGTGAATTAGCGTCAAAGGTTAGGGTGAAGTCAAAAAACTCTGCGACATCATCGAATGCAACCTGAACATCTTGCTCGTTGCTTAATGCCCTCATCCATGACTCCTCTCCCCCATACAATTTCTGTAAATGCCATATTTGCTTCAGCACGGGTCTCCAATTGTCCAACCATGTACTGATTCGGTCTTGCCGGATAAGAGTAGCCTCTACCTTATCTTCTTCGCTTGTAGGTCTACCCATCGCTTGCCTAGCAAGGTTACGCAAACTCTGCTCAACCTCCATACTTGCCGGACTATACTGAGGAATATCTAGGAAACTTACCTCGCCCGGTCTACGCACGGGTACGAAACTACCCGGCCCAATACGCTCAGGTTTTCTACCTACAAGAAACTGAACAGGAGGAATAGTAGAAAGACTTGCCCGGTCAATTCTCATGTCCTGCTCAACCTTGATGCCCTGCTCATACGGGCGTAAAACTTCTGCTATTCCACGAGAGTCCAATAAACGATGGTTTATTGTTTCACGGGTAAATGCGGTGAAAGGATAAACACCTTTCCCGTATTTGTTTATTTCATGCTTTGCAAAGAGTTCAGAATCTTCGCTAAAAATTGTCTGAGTGATAAGCGGAACGCCATCTTCGTCAATGACCCTGCGATAACAGGTTACAAGTTTGATCAGACCTTCAGTATGATCAACATGAACCTGATTGACATAGTGATTATGCGTTGGATGCATTGTTGATGACTGACCTTTGTTTGCCATCTTAATGACATCATCAACAAATGCTTCATCGTACCCCTCAAGTAATACTTTTTCCCGTAAGTCTTCCGGGGTATGGTGATGGATACAATAAACTGACCGGGCGTTTTGTATGTCATTCAAAACATTTGAATCAAAGATGATTTCCCTGCCCACTTCATACGCCCGTATGCATGGTCTGTTTTCTACTAAGCGTTCTGATGGCAAGTCAGTAAAACCTTGAGTTGCAAGTTCCTTAACCATGCGGTTGGTCTTGCGTTTTCTCATTTTAGGAAATGCTTCCTGCATTAATTCCTTTGCGGAATCATCTCCTGCCATAATTGCTTCAGCAAGATCAGGCATTGACTCAGCAATTTCATCTATTGTTATTTGCTCGTAGTACCTATCAATTTTGCGTTTCCAATAAACACCAACAACACCTGCTCCGTACATGAGCATATTGTTTGCAAGGATCGTAGTCTCCCGTTGGAACTCCTGCATGGTGGATAATGTCCACCTCATGTACTTGCCAACTAACTGACTAATGCGAATGTCATTACCTTCTGTTGGAACTGCTTTCATGTTCCCGGTGACAACTGCCCGTTTTAAAATGGCAATGTCTTCGGTGACATTCTGATCGATTAAACCAATCGACATATCAGAAGCACCTTGCCAAGGAAAAGCGTCAGTTCCTTCCTTGCGGTTGCGTTTATTCTTTCCCGGCCAAACTGAAAACCTTAAATCTCGTGCTTCATCTGCATCATTCGCAAAATACGAAAGATTGTTCCTGCAACGATCTAAATCACCTTTTAGGTCATCAACATCAGGTTTTTCTGACCATTTGTACTCTTGTTCTTCGTTTTCCACTTACAAAACTTCATTCTAAATCACATTTGGTAAATTTAGACCTGATTTTTTGTAGTGCAGTTCGTTCTGCTCGATGAATTACCATTCGGTCAACTCCGCAATAATCTGCAATCTCATCTAGTGTCATTCTTTCAGGCACAATGCCACTTCTGAGATATTCTTGGGTTTTTGTACGCATAAGATGTCGAAGGAGCACATCAACTCTCTCTGACTTATCTCGTGACGACTCAGACCACTCTGTATCTTGTTGCGTCAACTTGCTGAACATTGACCTTCAATCCCTGCCTGTAGTTGCGTCCCGGCCTAACAACTGCAGGCACTACTTCCTCCCCAATCCGCACCAATATCATGCGTGGGTTGATTACTTTTCGGTGTATATATGCTTCATGCATTTTAGGGTAAGCAGGAGTCTGCTTAAAATGCTTTTGTGCAGTCGAAACTGATACTTTCAGTATCTTCGCAACCTCTTTCCATGTCTTGCCCTGTTCCCTTAGTATTTTGACTTCCTCTTCCATATCATGCCCTCCCCAAAAATAGATGCAGGGAACTTAGGTTTAAGATGTTTCAAGTCTAAAGCGTAATACTCAGACCCTCCCTGCTTCTTTTCTGCGTGTTCTTTAAAATCGCTATATTTAACCCATCCAATCAAAGTAAGTACCGGGGGAGTAATTGTTTGGTCTGCCTCAACACAAACATATATGTCAGGTTTCCTCTTTTTCCCCTCCACCTTAGATGCGTTGACATTCATTGTGCCACTACCCTTTGATGTTGTTTTTACATCAATAATAACACCTTCATTAGTGATGTAATCTACATTCGCATGGGTGTCTTTCCTTTGTAGGGTTAGGTCAGGAAATATATTAAAATATTTCCCAAAGGCATATTCTCCAATCATGCCCTTAAACTCTTCACCTTGCTTCTTAGACCCCAACATATCTTGTGCGTTGGTCTTCTTATTAGTGACCATTCTTAGTTGTGTAATTAGGGAGCATAAGTCTAAGTCCCTAGCATCTAAATCGACTCTGATCATTTCAGTAACCTCCTGTTCCTGTAACTCTGTAGTTTG